GGCTGCTTACGGAGAAGGTATAAACGCCCTGTATCCAAAGATTAACAAGGGCTTTATAAGGGCTGCTAATCAAGGGAGCTATCTTGGTTTAGGGAGCCTAGCGGCTAAAGCGACCAACTTAAATCAATTACAGGCGCTTAGAAGTAGTTTACAGACAGCTTTTAAAGAAGCTTCTAAAGACTCAACCGATGCCTTACCTTTTGGTTCAGCAAGTGAGATAGACGAGTTGTTCAAAAGGGGTTTCTTGTCTTCTAGACTCTCTTCCGTTTTTAACGAAAAGTTTTTAATCACGGACCTGAAGTCCTTGGCTAACAAGCTGGACATTCCCGCCGAAAACGCGAAGTTTAAGTACATCTTAGGGAAAGACTACGGGCGTTTTAGACAGATGATGAACATTGTCCTAGAAGCTTCTGAATCAGCATCAGGGGACTTTGGCATCCTGATGCTAAGAAGTGCAGAAGCAGGCGGTATTAGAGGCATTGCTGGTCAGCTCGCGTCTGCGGCTACTGCTGGTGGTGCCGCTGCTGCCGGTTTTGTTTCCCCTCTTCCTGTGCTTGCTGCCGGTGCGGCTGCCTTGTTTATACCGCAAGTTTTTGCTAAAATTGCTACTAATCCAGCTTACATAAACCGGCTAATAGCCTTAACTGGTAAAAAATCTCAAGGAGTAGAAGCAACTTCGGTAGCTGCACAGCTTCTAGTTTCTGACGTTTTTTACTCAATGGCTGACGAAGAAAAGAACGAAATGATGCGGTACTTGTCTGAAGTTGCAAAACAAGGAATGGAATAATATGGGAATGTTGGCAGACATAAAAAGAAACTTTCAAACAGCGGTTGACAGACAAGACCAAGAAGGGCAAATGTACGACAGGGGAGAAATTAATCCTCTACAGTACGGCTTAAGGACCGCTGGTAATGCTGTCGATGCTACTCTTGGGAATGTTGTGGGAACAGCTACTGACTATTTAATTCCTGACGAGGTTGAGCAGTACGTAGGAGAAGCAGTAATGGACACTGCTCCAGCTCAGTACGCTATGGAATTAGCCCAGCGTTACCCCGAGCAAGCAAGGGACTTGTCTGCTGGTTTGTCTGTAGCTGAGGCTGTTCCTTTTGTAAGAGGTATTACAACAGCAGCAAAAGCAGGAAGACGTGTAGATGAGCTTACTGGGGAAGACTCTGGTAGAGGGATGCTACTTAGTTCTTCTAATAACGTGATTCCGGGGTACTATGGACCTGACAAAACAGCCTCAGTTGCAGCATGGGTTCCTGACCAAATAATAGGCACTGTCAGAGACATGGCTTCTCCCAGTTCCAGAGCAAAGTACAGAGAACAAGGAATAACCACTTCTTCCCAACAAATAATGCAAAAAGCTAGAGAAGGGGCAGGAAGTAAACTACGGTCTTCTATATACGACTTACCTTTTCTAAAGGGAATGAAAAAACCCGGTAGTCAGTCTTTAGAGGCTGGAGACCCTAGATCAGTGGCTCAAGCCCAGTATTTAGGAAGAATACAAGCCCAAGCAGGAAGACAAGGTAGTTCTGACCTTCTTGACGAGATAATGAGAAGGTCAGACGTAGCAGAAACAATAGATTACTATCCCGGAGCTTACGCCGATACAATCAAAGCAAACAAGCTGAAGCCTTATCCTATAGACGAAGCTGGTCAAAAAAAGAAGATGCCAGTTAGAATGTCTAATGAAGATTTAGACTTCATTGAAGAACACTTCAGTACAGTATGGACAGAACCTTCGATGAAGTTAGGAGGACGAGACGTTTCTTTTAAGGACGCAGAAAGCCCTATACTAGCCATTAAAAACCCCGGAGCAGGTAAAGCCACCACCGGAAGACACCACATGGACGTTTTGGTACACGCTCCTTACGTTAGTAGCGCCTCTCGTATTTTTAAAGATAGAAGTAGTGTTTCTCCTGATGAATTGTTCACAAAACTAAACGCTGCCGCTGCTCAGTCACAGGCTTTAAAAACCGACAAACTAAAATTCTCTGTCAAAGGGCAAGCAGCCGACGGCGGAGTGTGGATAACAGGGTCTCGTCCCGGTTCTGCTATAACAGAAGGTGGTATCAACTACTTAGTCAAAGTAACAACAGACGGTAAGCTAATAGGTGTTATGTCAGACGAGCACAACTTGTTTGAAGGGATCGCTGGTAAAATACAAGAGAAAACCAGAGGACTGGTTCCTACACTGAGAGCAATGAAACACCTTATTCCCAACAGGTTAATTGCAGTTACTCCTCCTATGGTCCGTGATCTCAAAGGGGTAGATGAAGGGATGCAGTACGTACACCCTAAAGGAAAGAGCGACAAAAGAACTTACGGTCAGGTTATAGACGAGATTGTAGACTTCAAGCCTAGCGACGCAGTATTAAAAGCGGAACAACAAAGGCAACGTGGTATGCTAACTACTGCTGCTTCTGCTGCTGTAATGGGCCAGACTCAGGGAGAATAAGGGGGCCACTTAAGACCCCCAGTTTCACTCTAAATCTCGCAACTGTTGCCAACACAGGCCAACTGCTGCGACCCTTCGGTCATGTCAGAAGCCTCTGAGATGTTCCAGTCGATAGCCTTGGGAAAATCTTTGACTAGCGATTGGTACGTCTCTAGGTCCACTGGCTCATAGGGTGCCTGCTGGTACGTATGTTCTGAGTAAGGTAGAAAGCTGATGCCACTGACCTTGTCGAACTTGTTGTACAACCACTGCCCCACCTCTAGGAACTCATCGTCCCTGTAGTAGCAAGTCATGGACGGCTTGTGTTCACACCAGTAGTCCTGATACATCTCCCACAGATCAAGCTGCTCCATAGCACCCATGTCCGTAGCCACCACAGCCTTCTTAGGAGACTTAATGGGGAAAGAGAAGACCTTAGTAGTAGAAGAAGTCACGTCTAGTTCCACAGGGACTCCTGCGGCCTCTAGGACAGCACACAAGGGGTCTCGTGCGTCTGCTCTTACTCGTCTAATGTATTGCTCAGCATATCTAGGGTGGATGCCAGACGCGCTGTCAACCAACTGAGATACAGTACCGGAAGGCTTAACAGCAGTAATGGCAGTGCTAACATTGATGCCAAGGCGTTCAGCCCAAACACGGTTAGTTTCAATAGCTTCCTCTTTAAGCTGCGTGAGCCAGTACTGTAGATCTGCACGATTCTTCCTCCCTGACATAACTGGATGGTCCATGATGCCAGTTAGTGACACCCCTAGTAACGCTTCTTCTTCTGTGTTGTCCTTCCATATCTTACGCAAGTACCTGAAGTCAGTCAGGGTTGCCTGTAATGTACCTAAGATAGCAGCAGAGCGTACCTTTAGCCGCAGGCTTTCCAAGGTGTCATTAGCCCTAACTACTACTTCCGACAAGTTACAGAACTGGTAAGGTCTCAGGATAATCTCTGAACACGGGTTAGTCCCGAAGTCAAAAGTAGCGTCCCTACGTCCATTCTTAGCAGCCTGACGCTGACTAGCGACACGACTAAAGACACCTCGTTCCCCTGAGCGTGACTCGTACAGAGACTTCCACTCGTTCAAGAAGGCTTCAAAGTCAGGCTTCTCTGTGTAGCAGGCGGAGTTGTTAGCCAAGCCACGCTGGGGATTATCTACCCACCACTGTCCTGACTTGCTTCGACGTATCCTATCGTCAGTGAGGTTACTAAGACTGATGAGAGCACTTCTTCTGACTCCCCCCACGACGACGATTTGTGCAATTTTACAGCATAGATCGTGGCACTCAATGGAGCTAAGTCTTCGACCTCTAGCGGCTCTGAAAATATCAACCGTGAATTGAAACAGATCAACAAGAGGTTCTGGACCAGACGCTCGACCTCCGAAAGTCTTAAGGGCTGCCCCCGCAGCTCTAACTCCAGACACGTCCCACTTTGGAACTTGACCGCTAAAGAGCATTGCGATAAGTTCTCGGTATGCCTTAGCCCATCCAATTTTGCTGTCAGCGACGTGTATAACGGTATCTGTATCATGGAACTCCTCTGCTACTTCAGGCAGCTTAGTGATGTACTGACGTTCGACACTGAAGCCAACCCCAGTTCCACACATGAGGATGTACATCATTTCGTCGAAGGCTTTAGGGTGGTCGATAGGTAGATAGGAGCAGTTAAACCCAGCTACATTGTCTCTGTCCAAGGCTTCCCCGGCGGTCATAAGCGCCCTCATGCTGGGCATCACGCCTAAGTCATGCACAGGGACGTACAGGTCCAAGGCTTCCTTCTCCGTGAGTTTACCCTTTGACACCCAGAAGTCCAAGTAACGGTTCACGGTTTCTTCCCATGTCTCCCGGCGTTGTTCTTCCGGTATGTACCGAGCGTACCGGGACTTGTGTATGTACTGTTGATATGCATCCATCATAATTCGTATTCTCCTCCAGTTAATAGCGATAGTTTTAGCTGGTCCAGTAAGAAAGCTAGTTCGTACGTGTCCATGTTAGTTGAAACCATGATGTACTCTTCGGACTTAATGATGCAAAAAGCATCCTCGTAGTTCTCTAAGTCTTCATTGTCCATTATGAGTTTAAACACTTCGGGTACGCTAATCCTGTCTGTGTTCTGCTTGTTTCCTCCGAAAGCCCCTTGTATCACTTTCATTCCAATGCCTCCTGTTCCTTGACCATCTTGTTTAAGTACCACTGAGCCTTCCGTAAGTCCTGTAAGCCATTCTTGTATCGCCACCTGTGTAAGTATTTTATCACGTTGCCTTCGCAGTACTCAATTATACCTTCTCCTAGCTGCTGCTTGATATAATCAATGGCCTCTGTACCGCCTTGGTTGTAGTGCTTTGGTTTACTAACTGCGTCCCATTCTTCAGGTGTCGCTAGGTCAATACTCATCTTCGTCCTCCTCTTCACTTGCTAACTCCTCGGCAAAGTACTCCAGTCTATTTATCAGCTTGTCCTCGAACCTGTCTAGAAGCTCCTCAGAGGTTATCTCCAGTGTTTCCAAAAAGTCTTCAGGATCGTAGGTCCGTAGCAGACGTTCCTTAATTTCTTCCATTGTTAGAGACATCTTCTATCAACTCCTCTAGTGTATCTAATGTGTACCACGGGAACCCTTCTTTCTCACACCATTCAGACATTGTCATCTTAGCACCCTTTCTTACTTTCTTGTTTGGACCCATGAGGACAAACACAAGTCTCTGGTAGCTCTCTAGGCTGTCCCTGACTGCTTTGTACTTCTGAGTGTCCCCTTCCCTGAAGAACCCCTTACACTCCACCAGCGTGTCACTAGCCATGTGTACAAAGTCTGGCTTGTAGTTACGATGGATGGTGTAAGGGACCATATAAGGCTCGTACTCGAAGCCCTCCAGTACCTTTGCAGTCTCTTCCTCAAAGACACTACGAAACTTCGATTTCTTGGACCTTCGGCTCATTGAATACCTCTACTAAATAACGTGGACCTGATGAATATGCGAACCCTCTTACGGCAGGCCAGCACTGTTTTTTGTAAGAGCAGTAGGAGCATCCGATAGCGAGTTTCTGGTTGCCACTTTTTCCATCTGCGATAGGCTTGTAGCATACTTCGGGTGGTTCCTCCTGCTCCACTATCTTTTTTATGCGTTCGATCCTTTCCTCTATATCATAAGATATTAGGTCGTACACAGGAGCTTGTGTGTCCTCTGAGTCGTACAGGAGGTACGTCAGGTGTCCATTCTGTTTGTCCATTGCCAGCCAGCCAAACTTGGTTTCACCTTCTGAGTGAGCGTAGCCCTTGATCTGACCTATGTACCCAAAAGGGTCGTCATAAGCCAGAGTACCTTCCTTGAACTTCTTGAACCCATAGGTGGAAGTAGACTTCACGTCAGTCACAATCCCGTCGATTCTACAGTCCATAGACCCCTTGATGCCGTTGACCTCACACTTCTTCTGCTCATCTGTCACCTTGTGACCAGCAGCTCTTGTGAGGAACAGTAGCAGTTCTTCAATGAGATGACCGTAGAGGAACTTGACGTACGTGTGTGGCGCTATGTCTTCTCCTTTGTCCACGTCGTTGTACACATTCCACAGGAAACGCTCATCGCGCCCAATGTTAGACATACGAAGCTTACGCGAGTCGTCTCGGACCTCTGTGAACTCCTTACGCATAAGGTCCTTCACGTTCTCACCGAACTGCTCGATGCAACTCTCGATGTCTACTCCTTCGGCTACCTCTTTGGTAGACACTAGGCTGTAGATGTCGTTCACTAGGTTGTACGTGTTTTTCATTCTAAATGCTCCACCCATCTTAATTTGCGTGTGTCAGGATCGAAAGCAAGAAAGACTACTCCTAGTTTTTTCTGTTCTTCGGACCTTGAGTTTCGTACCGTCCTGCCGGTGTTTTTTGTCCTGTGGTCCATACGTAATGTCTTTACATCTACCAAAATTGTCTCTCCTTCTTTGATAGCAACCATATCTATAGGACCATTACAACCTGCGTTTTTAAAAACTTCGTAGCCTTTGTCCCATAACCAAGTTATAGCGTAGTACTCAGCGATGTCTCCTTTTCTTGCAGAGGTTTCTAGTATGCTCCTTACTCTGGTCCCGTCTTCATTAACCTGTGCCTGTCTCATTAGTGTGTCTCCGCCCATGTTGTTCCGACTTTGTACTCTCCGTCCAACGGGCATCTGAGATTAAACTCCAGACCCGCCGCCTTGAGGCACTCGACTGCGAGCCAACCGAACTTCTCTGCGTCTTT